GTGGTCGCCTGTGAAGTCATACAGCCCCGTATAGCCGCTTGAGTTCTTATATACAGCCAAATCTTTGGTATGGCAAACCATTAATCGCCCTGGTTTTAGGATACGATACAAATCGTGCAAAAGGAATGTATATTGCTTAAAAAAGTCCTCGTGGCTTTCGTTGTTACCCATATCGTGAATGTAGTTTGAGTAGGTAAACAAGGAACTAAACGGGGGGCTGAATATGATTAAATCTACTGAGTTATCAGGAATGCGCTTAATCTCTATGCAGCTGTCGCCTTTCATCAGCCAATAGTTAGGCGTTTTTACTTCTTTAAACTCGTAGGAGTTGAGTAGTCCGAAGGCGTTGCCATTGATGAATTTATTCATTTGAGCCTGCATTTCCTTAAATTGTTGTTCTTTGCGTTCACGAGTTTGTTTTACGTTTTCCATTGTGTCTGTAGTTATGAAATAGATATTTACTTCTTTTGTTTGTCCAAAGCGATAGGAGCGTCTGACGGCTTGATATGTCCCCTCGAATGAAAAGTCGAGACTTGCGAATATTTGGTTGTGGCAATTCTGAAAGTTCATACCGAATTGAGCTATCTTCTTTTTGGTTACCAGCACCCTAAATTCACCATTAGCAAAGCCGAGTAATTTCTTTTCTTTGACTTCTGTTTTTTCGTTACCATTCACTGCTACTGCATCGGGTATAAGCGCAAGGGCTTTCTTTTCCTCCTCATTCTGATTTACCCAAATGATAAACGCTTCCTCTGAATTATTTACAATCTCGGCTACTGCTTCCAATCGCTGGTCAAGCGTGTTACGCAATTCTTTTTGGAATTCGGTAGCACTCACCGAGTAAGGGTTGAAAAGCATACCATTATCACGCTTTTGAGTCTGTATTTCCTTTTCGATGTAATTGAGTTTAGGCAACTCGTACCCCTCAGCACTAAATCCTATGTCAGAGGGTTTGGTAAGCATAGTAGCCCACGAACTAATCCACCCATAGAAGTCATTAGTAGCGTGTCCTTTTAATCGGTAGTTGTTTATACCCTCACCACGCACGAACCACTTAGCACGCATATCCTGAGCATCTAATACGTTAAGGAACTCGGAGTGGTTACCTATTTCGTTCAAGTCGTTAGGACTTGGAGTAGCGGTGCAGCATAATTTGTAAGGAGTGTTTTTAAACTCTTTGATGAGTTGGTTTTTATACTTGCCGGTGAAGTTCTTCAGTATTGAACTCTCATCAAGCACTACACCTATGAATTGAGCGGTATTGATATTATCCAACTGCTCGTAATTGCTGATATACACGCCTTGTAATGGTTCGTTATCGTGGTACTTTTGCACCTCAATACTGAACTTCCGCCCCTCTTGTATGGTCTGATAGGCTACCGCCAAAGGGCAAAGTATTAGTACTGGCTTCTGAGTGTGTTTACTTACTTGATGTGCCCATTCTAATTGCATTAAGGTCTTTCCAAGTCCGCAATCGGCAAATATGGCATACCGTCCCATTCTCAGTGCCTTGCTCACAATGTAACGCTGAAAGTCGAATAGGTTGGGGTTTAATTCTTCATTAGGAAGTTCAAAACCCGCTTCTATTGTCTTTCGCTCCTTTGATTTTAAAAATTCTTGATACTCATTCATTTTGATTTGAAATTAGAGATTTGATAAAGATTTATGCGCACTCAATCTCCTCTCAAATCAGGTTGTTAATTATTTTTGTAAGGTTTTAATTTATAGTAATTTTCAAAGTCTATTAGCCATTGAGGTTTTTTGGTCTTTTTGTTTAAAAAGTTTAGCAGTTCTGAATGATACTTCTGAAATATGGTTATCAGTTCAGTATTAGGTGTTTCTCCTCCTAATATATTCAGGCGTTTTTGCGCTATATGAATATCTTGATTAAGTTTGAAATTATGAGTACTTTCCTCTGTATAACCTCCTATCTCCAATACCCACGCCAGTAGCTGGCAACAGCGTGCATCTGAAAGTACTTTTATCCCTGCCTGCTCTGCGGTCTCTATGATTGATTTATATAGTGTTTTCATATAAAATCTTTTTTCAAATATTTATTTAATGGTATATCCCATATTCTTTCCATCCTTCTTGTTGGCAATTTACAGGCGTATAAAGGTCTGTATATACGAGGTAACGATAGAAGGTTGTCTTTGATATTTTTAGTTTTTTGGCAATGATTTTTTTCTGAGTCCCCTTTTCTAATTCTTTGACGATCCATTCGTGTTTCTCGGTACATTTTGGGTTGAGCCTACAGCGGAAACCTCTTTGCCTACCAAGTACCATTCCCTCTGCTTTTTTGCGTGCCAACGCCTCTTTAGTACGCTGGCTGATAAGGTTACGCTCAATCTCGGCAGATAGACCAAAAGCAAAAGCAAGCACTTTGCTCTGTATGTCATCTCCTAAGCGGTAATTGTCTTTGATAGTCCATACACGGCACTCTTTGGTCATACATATATTGAGAATTTCCATTATCATAAACAAGTTACGCCCTAACCTTGACAGTTCACTGCAGATAATAATATCATCTTTCTTTACTTTTTTTAGCAACTTGCCCAATTGGCGTTTGCTATAACTTTTGGTGCCGCTAATAGTTTCTTCAATCCAATCATCTATTAACAGCCCTTTCTTCACGCAAAAGTTTGTAATTTCAAATCGCTGGTTCTCTATTGTTTGTTTATCGGAACTCACCCGAATATATCCGTATACCATAATTATCAATTCATTTGTTTTAGCCCCCGCTCACGGCTCGAACGTGAGTGCTTTCCAATCGGGGTGCACAATGGACAAAAATTACAACGTTTCTTATTTTATTTTAATACTTGTTTATTCCTCATTATCAGGTTCAGGCAAATCAAGATTGAAATTATCCATACACATCTGCCTTACTTGTTGTTTAAATTCCTTTTCCCATTCATAAGTGCTTAACTTGGTGCTACTCACTGGCACTCGTTGTATTTCACCAGTGGCAGGGTTAGGACGCTCCTCATAATTACACAAGGCTTTCAGTACATTATGCACTTCATTAGGAGGGTAAAACTCGCCCCAAGTATCATTGATAGCCTGCTGTATGATTGGTATCCAAACGCCCCAATAGAATGCATTTTGCTGTACGCTTCTTTTTTTGCTTCGCCTCTCAATGGTAATATTGATATTCGTGTCTTCAAATGAGGCTATAGCGTTTTGTATAAGATTGCGATTTTGCACCAATTTGC